GATAGTTACATAAAAAATACTTTGATGTGTGTTAGTTTTCAATACAAGAAACATTTAGGACTAGGTAGAGGCGGAATAATATTGTGCAACAGTGCATTAGATCGTGCAGAATTAATAAAAATGAGTTATGATGGTAGACATCGTAATGCTCCGTGGGCAGAACAAGAAGTGTTTCAAATGGGTTACCATTATTATATGACACCTGAAACAGCAGAACTAGGCTTATCTAAATTAGAAACAGCAATTAGTACTGAACCTAAAAAATGGTCTTGGAAAGATTATCCTGATCTCAGACTAATGCCTGTGTTTAAAAATAAAGGATAATTATATACGTACTTTATGGAGAATAGAATGAAAGTAGGATTTATCGGAGTCGGAAAACTTGGCATGCCTTGTGCAGAAGCAATGGCATCTAAAGGTCACGAAGTTTATGGATTCGATGTTGCAAAGAGAACTAGTGAGCTAGTACAAGTTAAAGCATCAATTGAGGAGTGTGTTGAGGATAGAGATATTGTATTTGTAGCAGTGCCTACTCCCCATGATCCAGATTATGATGGTCGTGCACCAACAGCACATTTACCACCAAAAGATTTTAGTTATGAAATTGTAAAGCAAGTGCTAACAGAAGCAAACAAGCATATGAATAAAGATCAATTACTTGTATTAATTAGCACAGTACTTCCAGGAACAACACGCAGAGAATTTACACCATTAGTAGATAATACAAGATTTGTTTATAATCCTTATCTAATTGCTATGGGCAGTGTAGCATGGGACATGGTAAATCCTGAAATGGTAATGATTGGTACTGAAGATGGCAGCGAAACTGGTGATGCAAAACAACTTGTTGAGTTTTATAAAACTATAATGGAGAATGATCCACGCTATGTTATAGGTACATATGACGAATGTGAATGTATTAAAGTTTTCTATAATACATTCATTAGTGCTAAAATTGGACTAGTAAATATGATACAAGACGTTGCAGAACGTCAAGGCAATATAGATGTTGATGTAGTAACTGAAGCACTTGCACATAGCGATAAACGTATTATGGGCCCACAATATATGAAAGCAGGCATGGGAGATGGCGGAGCATGTCATCCTAGAGACAATATTGCACTCCGTTGGCTTTCTCGAGAATTAGGATTAGGTTATGATCTATTTGCTAGTATTATGAGTGCTAGAGAAGTGCAAGCACAAAACATAGCAAATTATATGCTTTATTATGCACAAGGCGAAGGACTACCGGTTTACATACACGGTAAAGCATATAAACCAGGAGTTGAATATTGTGATGGTAGTTACAGTTTGCTTGTTGGCAGTTATATTGAAGCAGCAGGTGTACCTGTAAATTATATCGATCCTTTAACAGGAGACGATAATGTTCCTACAGAACGTTGTATTGTATTACTTGCTCATAGTGCAAGTACAACATACAAGTATATGACAGAAGAAGGTGATGCTACAGATAAGTTGTATTGTGAATTGCCACTTCGCTCTATTGTTGTCGATCCTTGGAGGAAGTTTGATTCTACAGAACATCAAGTATTACATTATGGAAATACCAGAACAGATGAAGTAAAATTACACTGTCAAATATAATGTATGATATAGTTTTTATAAGTTATCAAGAACCAAATGCTGATGAAAATTATAATAAGTTAAAAAATAGATTTTCAAGAGCAAAACGTGTGCATGGTGTAAAAGGAATACATCAAGCACACATTGCTGCGGCTAAAAAATGCTTTACTAAAATGTTTTGGGTAGTTGATGCTGATGCATTAATAGTAGATGACTTTAATTTTAATTACGAAGTTGACGAATATAATTTAGAAACTGTGCATGTGTGGCGCAGCCAAAATCCTATTAATGATTTAGTATATGGGTATGGTGGTGTAAAACTATTACCACGTAAACTTACAATTAATATGGATACTAGTAAACCTGACATGACTACTAGTATTAGTTCAAAATTTAAAGCAGTAAAAGAATTATCAAACATTACTGCATTTAATACAGATCCTTTTAATACTTGGAAAAGCGCATTTAGAGAATGTGCTAAACTTAGCAGCAAAATAATTGATAGGCAAAAAAATGACGAAACAGAACAAAGACTTGAAACGTGGTGTACAGTCGGAGAAGATAGGCCTTACGGTTCCTATGCTCTTGCCGGTGCTAGGGCTGGTCGTGAGTTTGGCATTTCTACTAGCAATGATATTAAGTTGATTAACAACTTTGAATGGTTAAAGGAGCAGTTTGATGAACGTAACTGACTTAGAAGAATTTTATGGAAAAATGTTTGTACTTACAAACATGGATATATTTAAAAGACTTAGAGATTTATCCTTAGAAGTTGATTTTACTGATGCACTTAGTTGGGGGCAATTAAAAAGCAAACGTTGGCTTGTTGACGAATTATTAAAGTTAGATTTAGAATTAGGAAAAGTATTTCTGTGTGCAGGTTGGTATGGCATACTAGCAAATATGATCGATGCTGCTGGAATAAATTATAATAAAATTCGAAGTTTTGATATTGACCCTGAATGTAGTAGAATTGCAGACATAATAAATAAAGATCTAGTTAAACAAAGATGGAAATTTAAAGCTTCTACATTTAACATACTTAATATGGAATGGCCTTTAACTGAACATCATACATTAATGGATGACGGTACATTTGATATTATTAAAGAAAAGCCTAACACTATTATTAATACTAGTTGCGAACATATTGATACTAAAGATTTTATAGAATGGTATAATAATATAAGACCTGGTACTATAGTTATAATGCAAAACAATGATTATTTTGATTTACCGGAGCATGTAAATTGTGTAAATAGTTTACAACATTTTAAAAACTTAACTCCTATGCAGAAATGTTTATATGCAGGAAAGTTAGAGTTGCATAATTATAATAGATTTATGCGCATAGGTATAAAATAATGAACAACTACGAAAAAAGTAAAATTAGTCTTCAAGAAATAAGTGATACCTTTTGTATGGCAAAATGGTATAGGACTAATTTACGTCTATATAATGGTACTGCATATAGTTGCCATCATTGTGTACCTCGAAGAATAAATCTTGAAAAATTAGAAACAAATGCAACTGCACTTACTAATACAGACGAAATTAAAGAATATAGACAAGAAATGTTAGATGGAAAGCGTCCTTCTGAGTGTTCTTACTGTTGGACTAAAGAAGATGCAGGTGAAATTAGTGACAGAATTATAAAAAGCAGAGATATTATGGATAAGCTAAACGTAGATCCAAAATCTGCTAGTCAATCATTAAACTCGTTTCCTAAAATACTTGATGTTGCTTGGGACAATACCTGTAATTTTAAATGTTCTTATTGCGGACCTGAAAATAGTTCGATGTGGGTAGAAGAAATTGAACGGTTTGGCCCATATCCTACGAAAGCTAAAAGAAAGCGGTTGGAAATTGTAAAAAAAGAAATCATACCGAATAGAGAACATAATCCTTATATTGAAGCATTTTGGAAATGGTGGGATGAAGGATTGGCTGAAAATTTACACAGACTTACTATCACTGGCGGAGAACCTTTATTAAGTAAGAATACATTTAAAGTCTTAGATAAAATAATAAATCAAAGATTAAATTTATTATTAAACATTAATACTAATTTATGCGTTCCAGATGATGTATTTAAAAATTTAATTTCCAAAATAGAATCTGATAAATTAAAAACAATACAAATTTCTACTAGTATTGAATCTACTGGAAGTAAAGCTGAGTATTCACGGTATGGTTTAGATTATGATAAATGGCTATCTAATGTTCATACTATTTTAAAAATGCCAAAAGCACAATTACATATTACTTTAACAAATAATGCACTGTCTTATACTGATTTTTATAATGTAATAAATCTTGTAATTCAGTTAAAGCAAGAGTATGGTAGCGAAAGATTGTTTGTTTCTAGTAATGATGTACGTTCCCCTCCGTATTTAGATTTAAGAATCTTGCCCTACAAACTAAAAAAACGTGTAAACAAACAAACCAACTCTCTACTTAAAATTTATGGTGACCTTTTTAGAGAAAACGAACTAATAAAAATAACAAGAACTATAAATTACAGTATGTCTGATATAGATAAAAAACAAGACCGCATTAATGATTTTAAAAAATTTGTTATTGAATATGATAAAAGACGTAATACAAACTATAAAGAAGTCTTCCCAGAGCTTACAGGATTTGTAAATGAAAAAAAATAAGTTGCCTTGGTGTATAGATCCGTTTATTAATTTTGCCCATACAGCAGATGGTTACTATCGTCCTTGCTGTGTCGGAACTGTAGATAGAACTAATGGAGCAAATGTTAGTAATATGTCTCCTATTGAATACTTTACAGGCAAAGAAATGTCAAATCTAAGACGTGAAATGCTTTCAAAAAATTTTTCCGATCATACAAGATTCTTATGTGCTCAGTGCTTTAAAAATGATAAAGATGGAGTAACATCAAGACGCAAAAAAGAAAATAAAACATATTTTGCATTCGACGAAATACACGAATTACTAGCAAAATATAATGATCCAAATTACGAAGCTGTAGTTGAAGATTTAAAATATGTTAATTTTAAAATATTAGGAAATTTATGTAATTTAAAATGTCTTATGTGTGGCCCTAGTGCAAGCAGTAAAATCGCAGCCGAATGGAAAAAACACGATATTGCAGGACACGGTAATTTAAAAAATGTAGAGCGTCTTCCGTATAATGATGAAACAAAACAAAGTTATATGAAAGACTTTAACATAATTTTAGAAAATATCGATAGATTTTCTTTAGTTGGTGGAGAAGCATTTATAAATCCTAATTTTGACGAAATATGGGATATATTAAGTAACAATAAAAATGCAAATAATATGGATTTGCTAATAATAACAAATGGTACAATATTGCCTCAAAAGGTATTAGATAATGCAAATAATTTTAAAAAATTATTATTGTTGTTTAGTATAGACGGTGTATATGAAAGAGGAAGTTATGTGCGTAGTGGATTAGATTGGAATAAGTTTGAGTTGAATGTAAAACGTGCGTTAAACAGTGATGCTGATTGTTCTTTTACTGTTGCTACTAGTATACTTAATATAGGATATTTAGATGACATATATGATTATCTAACTAATTTAGGAGTACCAGACCATAAAATACAATGGGACTCGGTAGTTACAGAACCTGCACATTTGAGAGCTTCGAATCTTCCTATGGAAATTAAAACCATGTATCTTAAAAAATTATCAATGCATCATGCTTTTAGAAAAAATAATACTAAATTTAATTCTGCTTTACAAACACTTAGAACTATAAATTCAGACCATAAAAGTTTTTTAAATGGCATAAAGTTTTTAAAGAAAATAGATTCTATTAGAAATACCGATACTCTTAAATTCTTTCCTGAGTTTGCAGAATATTATGAAAAGTTAAATACATAATGCTGGATATACTTTTTTATATTTTGATAAGTTTTTTATGGTGGCAAGTATTAGCAGCTACAATTATAAGTGCAGGGTATCATAGATATTTTACTCATAGGTCATTTAATGCACCTGTATGGTATGAATATGTAGTTCTTATACTCGGCCCGTTATCTGGCGCAGGTCATTTACTAGGATGGGCTGGAGTACATAGAATGCATCATGCATACTCAGATACTGATAAAGATCCGCATAGTCCTCTGTATAAAGGATTCTGGACAGTGTTTACATCGAAATTTAAAGTAGGCACAATCCCAAGGCGTTTTATTAAAGACTTATTAAGAAATAAGAGAGTGATGTTTTTTTACAAATATCATACACAATTTAGAATATTATTTCTTTTATTAGGATATTTGATATTTTCATTTGAATGGTTTTTAGTATTCTTTATATCACCGTTTTTCTATGGACACTTGGGCTTTGGTCTTATAAACGCATTATGCCACAAAGATGGAATAGTACGTAATAGTTGGTTAGCTACTTTGTTTACAGGCGGCGAAGGATGGCACGAAAATCATCATATAGATAGTAAAGATTGGCAAATAGGAAAAACAACCTGGCAAATAGATCCTGGTGCTTGGTTTATTAGATTAATAAAGGTAAACTAATGAAAATCCTCCTAGTGCAACAGCCTCATCTCCATCCCGGAAGTATATACCTCCCCCTGCAATGGGGTTTATTTAAAACTTATATGGAAGTTAACTATGAACATTCGTTAGATGTAGAATGGCTTGATCCATTGTTTATGATGGATCAAGAAGTAGTAGAATGTGACATCTTACTATTAAGTTGTTATGTATGGAATTTTGAAAAAAACTTAGAACATGCACGGAGGGCTAAAGAGCTTAATCCTGATTGTATAGTTGTAGCAGGCGGCCCAGAAGTACCTTACAAACGAAAAGACGTATTTGATTTATATCCAAACATAGATTTAATTGCACTAAATGAAGGAGAACACTTAGTTTCAGAGTTAATTTATAGAATACAAAATAATTTAAGTTTAGATTTTCCGGGAATTATTACAAAAGAAACTATACAATTTCCGCCTAAGTTTGCTCCTAAATTAGATTTATCTAAATGTATAAGTCCATATATACATTGCTTTGATGATATGAAACGATTTGTAAAACAAGCACACGATAACGGAAAACGAGTTATTTGTAGTTTAGAAACTAATAGGGGTTGTCCATATCAGTGTTCATTTTGTGATTGGGGCAGTGATACTAATAGTAAAATTCGTATGTGGAATGAAGATATGATGTTAGATGCTTTAGATCACATAGTTCGTTTACAACCAAATTTAGTTTTTATTAATGATGCAAATTATGGCTCATTTGAAAGAGATTTAAGATATATTAAAAAACTTGCAAAAGGAAAACAAGAAACTGGATTTCCTCAGATTGTAACTTTTCAAAGCGCGAAAAATAATAAAAAGTATGTAAACCAATGTTATAAAGTATTATACGACAACAGTATGGTAATGGCAGCTGATATGAGCTTCCAACATACAGACTTAGAAGTGTTAGATAATATAGCAAGAAGTAATATTAGTAACGATAAATTAATTATCGAAATGGAAGAAAGTTTTAATTTAGGCATTCCTATGACAGGCACGTTAATTTGTGGCAATCCGGGCGACACTGTTGAAAAGTGGAAGAAGGCTTGGAGTGATTTATTAGTATTAGGATTCCATGATGTAGTAAAAGTATATGATTTTCATTTAATTGAAAATAGTCCTGCAAATGAAAAAGAATATAAAGATAAATTTGCTATTCAAACATTACGCAAAAGGCAAGCAGAACAAGTAAAAGATAGAAATTTATATGATGCTGATATTGTTGTGTCAACATACTCTTTTAATTTAGAAGATTATATTAAGATGCAATCCTTCACTGCGTTATTACAAGGAGTACATAATCTAAATATTGTAAGGTTTATTGCACTAGCACTGTATCATAATAAAAACGTATTGTACAAGGATTTTTATACTGATTTTTTAAACTTTAAATCTATAGGTTCAATAGTAAATAATTTAGAAATACAAATACAGGACTATATAAACACAGACTTAGGGATAAAATTTGCTGAGTATAATGGTGAAAAGTGCTTATACGAAGAGTTTATATATTTGTCGTGCTTAGATAACATAGATGAAATTTATACTGAATGTAGAGAATATCTTTCACAATTTTTTGATAGCGACTTACGAGATGACATTATAAGATTTAATTATAATATGATTACAGGATTACACGCTAAAAAACAATTTAGTTTAACTTACGACTTACCTACATACTATAAAAAGTTAATTACATTACCACCTAACGTGCAATGCACAGACAGCATACCTGTTAAAATACTCAACCTTGACATATTAGACCGTCGAATAGGAGTAAATAAAGCTATAGACTTCGATAATATAAAAACTACAGATGGTATTAAAAGGGCAATACTGAAGAATAGTAATTTTAGACACAGAACAAGTTATTTCCCTTCAGTATTTTTTGGATAACAGATATGAGTAAATGGAAAAATAGAAAAGAATTACCCGATTTAATTAAATTAGATCTACAATTTGATATCGACAAACTTCGTAAAGCTGTCAACGAAGTTGAAGGTAAAGACTGGAATGCTTGTATAAACGGAGAGTTAGAACCGTTAAGACAGAAATGGGGCAAAAGGCTAAGCAAAGTTGCGTATAATAAAACAAACGAAGAAATTGATGCCGACGGTAAACAGCATAATGAGATAGGATACCAACAATTGTCACTAACTCATTTTAATCCAGATTACGAAATTAGAGAAAATAGAAATAGCGGCTCTATTTGGGATAAGCAATTTTTAGGAGGATCTAAAGAATTAGATCAAAGAGCATATAATATACTTCATAATGACATACCAGATTACTTAAAAGAAGTATGCAATGCGTTAGGTCCTAACTTAACTAGAGTAGGTCTTGCTAAACTACTACCAGGCGAAGAAATCAAGCCCCATAGAGACTTTGATCCTACCTTTAGTACACGCTTTCATATTGCAATTGAAACAAATGAAAAAGCAATTTTTAATGGTGTACATATTCCTGCAGATGGTTATGTTTGGTTTGCAAATACAGGTTTAAATCATTGGGTAAAAAATGAAGGCAATACTCCTAGAACACATTTAATATTTAATATGGACGGACAAGAGTTACTAGATGCTTATTGGAAAAGATGATCCTAGAATATTTAATTTTTTAGAGTATATGAGATCTGTTGATAAAAATAGATCTAACGACAAGTATTGGTATAGCGATCCAACTATAGATAGATATGTAGTATGGTCTATAATAACACTAGACGGGCGTACAGTAGCTTGTAGTGCTGTACAGCAGTACACACACGCAAATGTAGCTCGTATACTTACTAGGTTCGCTATAGACCCAATGTATAGGACAACGGGCTTACAGCAGCCTACAATAGGAGGTAAAACCTTCGCATTTCAAATGGTCGAAGAACAATTGGAATTTTGTAAACAAGTAGGATTTGATCATGCATTTTTTAGTACTGAACACAACAGACGGGGTGTAGTAGAAAGACATTCTAGAATTGCAAAAAAACTAGGATTAAATTGCAAAGTGTTACCCGACAAGTATAATACTTGTGTTTTAATTAACGATAACAAGATTAACGATATTGATGTTTGTTGGCAAAACATAGGATTATATCCGTTAAGCAGAAAGGAGTTTCCACTTGCTAAGTTATTATCAACTTCCTGACTTTTTAACTGATACTGAAAGAGAATACTTTTTATCGTTAATTGATAGTCCAGATTTTATAAATCATAAATCTACTAATACAGGACTTTCGTCACCTCTTAATTTTTTACCGGTAGAGTTTAGAGGAATAGAAAGAGTATTACTAATGAAAATGTATCCTAATGCTGTACAAGATTGGCATACAGACGGTATAAACTTGCGCAGACACAGTGTTATCATTCATCCGTTAACACAGGATTATGCACCTGCTCAAACTAACGATGGCGAAATTAATGGCACAGCAATTTTAAACACACAAGCAAAACATGCAGTATTTAATAACAATACTACAAGAATGAATTTACAAATACCAATAGACGAGAGCTTTGAAAATTTAATTCAAAACAAAGACAGCAAACATTGGAAAATAATAGAAAGATTATATAATGACAACTAAACCAGCAGATCATCCAATATGGGCAAAGTATAATTCAACACGCAAATTAAATACAGAATTGTATTGGAACTTGCACACAGATTTTTTAGTTCCCACAATTTTTAAAATAGATGTAGAAGAATTTGAAGCAGATATGTGGCAGGAAAAAAATAGATTTTTACCTTGGGGTACTAACAGACCTGAACTAAATGAAATTAGACAAGGAATGCCTTTGGTAAATTATGACGGAAGATTGTCTGATAACGATATTAGTATTGGACCTTTAGATCATCATAACAAAGATAATCCGGATAATTGTTTATTAGAATGTGATTTTGTAGAACCAACTGCACTTTTAAATTTGCGCTGTTTTGATACAATAAAAAGAATTAAATCTTATATGTGTCGCAGTAGTGTATTATATTGGAAAGAAGGCGCAAATTTTTTACCACATTTTGATGTAATACTACCTACAGTAAATTTAAGATTATGGGGAACAAATAATCCTAATAACGTAAGTTTACGTTACAAAAAAGATGACGAAATGATACGTTGTGAAAATGTAGAAGCAGGCAGGCTATATTTAATAGAAACTAGTACTATACACGATGCAACATGTATAAACAATGATGTTTATCAATTCTTTTTTGGTTTAAACATTGATTCTTATTCTTTGTTAAAGGAGTGTATTGATGTTTGAAGAAATATATTTAGATATAGACTATAAAGAATTAGTTGATTATATTTTAGGTGTTGCAGATAAAAAATTTCCAAATAAAGATAAAGACGCACATCAATTAGCATTACAGTGTAGGAAAGAAATAACAGATATTGAAGAACAATTAATTGAGTCTACTAAAAGTTTTAATTACGATTGGGATGCCTTTGATCCTAATACAATGACAAAGCCTCCAATCAAACCTATTGACCAATGGCTTAAACAAGAAGATTTTAATTTAACACCTAATTATTTTGTAGGAACACCGATAGAAAAACTAAATGAATATCTAGTTTCTACTTACAATGTATGTCGCGGCCGTATAATGAATATGCGACATAAATCATCATTGTCTTGGCACTATGATGATTCACCAAGACTGCATATTCCTATAAAAATTAATCCTGGGTCTTTTATGGTAGTTGAAGATCAATTGTGTAAGTTTGAAGTAGGAAAGGCGTATTTAATTGACACAACTAAAATGCATACAGCAGTTAATGCTTCTTTTGAATTCAGAATACATTTAGTCTACTGTGTTAATGATCTTATTGTCCGTACAAAAGCGCCACATTAACCGTTCACCTTTTACTTCTGTACGGTTGTGTAGTCCATACCATTGATCGTTAAAAATAAAATCTCCTGGCTTCCATGTATGTTTGTAAACGTATTTGTCTTGGAATGCGTGATCATATAAGTAGTTCCATAACCATTCACTATCAAAGTCAGGATATTCTGTACTTCTCCATTCTACTATTACACTAGGTATAAAGTAAAGAGCTTTCTTTCCATGCCAAGGATGATTGCATACTAGTGGCTTCCACACCCCTTCTGTTTCTGTAGTGTATGTAGTATTACCTTGGCTGTTAACATTTGAGCCATTAAATATTTCGTATTCTGGATCATCTGGAGTTAATTTGTAACCGCCGTCGTTCTTCCCTACAGAAGGAACTTCGCCTGCAAATGCTTTCATACTATGTCGAACTTCTATAGTATCAATAATTTTTTTAATATCTTCCGGAATATCTTCATATACTTTACGCATATTACAAAAGCCTGTAATACCGTAATTTGTATCGCCGGGGTTAACACAATATAGCATAAGAGTAATTTGTTTTACATCTTTTCTTAAGGTTCCATTACTGTGCCAACAAAGTTCTAAATCAGCAAACAAGCCTATTTTGTTTCCGTCGTCGTCTCTTGCATTAGTAACTCTTGTAATTTCTACAGCATCAGGATCAGTAAAGTATAATCCTTCTGGACGTATATATGTCTTACCTATACGATTTACAACTTCTCTAAGTTTTTCTTTATCGTCTGGAATATCTCTTAATAGAATTAAATGATGTTCGGGTATTGCTTTTACAAAGTCTTTAAGTTCTTTATCAGACGCATTTAACAAATCAAAATTTGCTTCAATACCTCCTGCGTTGTCTATATCTCTAATTTTTTCCATTAAAAAACTCCTTACGCAGTATTTACGCAAGGAGTTTTATTTCTTTATAAGTTTTGATTATTAATACATATCAGTCCAAACAGTACCATTATAGCCTTGGTGCTTATTAGTAGATGTCAAATATATCATCATACCAGCAACAGGTGTTGGTATTGCTGTATCACGTGCAGTTGCATCTGCATATACACCTGGCATAATTGCTCCTTGCACATCTAACGTTGCTGCCGGTGTGTACGTTCCTAAACCAAATTTTCCATCTTGGGTAATTGAAAGTTTATTAGCAACAGGTAATCCACCAGCACCATCGCCTGCTGTGAGAACAAATCCTGTATCTGCAACACCGAATGTTCCACTTGTTCTTGTTCCGTTTGTATCTATTGTTTTAAAAACTATAACACCGTGAGTGTCACCGTCATAAAGGTCAACAGCAGGTTGATTATTAGTAAGTGTAAATGTTGGTATTCCTGCTTTATTAATATCTATAGCATTTGATGTTACTTGAATAGCTGATACGTCACCGGTCAAATTACCTGTAACATCGCCTTGTACATTACCAAAAACATTACCTGTAACGTCACCTATTACGTCTGCTGTAACTATTCCATTTACACCGTCAACAATTAGTCTTGAATCATCAGCAAAAACTGAACCAATCACATCACCGTCTAGAGTGCCTGTTGCTGAAATAGAACCTGTAAAGGTTCCTGTGTGATCACCAGCAGCATTACCTGTAACATTACCTGTAACATTACCTGTTAAGTTGCCGTTAAATGTAGTTGCATTTACAGTTGCAGGCATAAGTAGTGCTACTGAATTTGAAAGATCTACAGTACCATTAAAAATACTAATATTGTTACTTGTTAAATCACCTTCAATAGTACTTGTTGTTATACCGCCTGTAGCAGTTAGTGTGTTAGCTGAAACATCTAACATTACAGAACTATCGTCACTAATAATATTAATTTTATAGTTACTTCCGGCTACTACACCACCACCCTGAATGCCTGCGCCGCCTTGTAAAAGGTTAGTTGAGTCAGTAAGTTCGCTAATATCTCTAGGAATTAGTAAGTTAGTTGGTTCCCATCTAGACTGTGTTGAATCCCATACTAATGCTTCCCCATCTGCAGGAATATTAAGAAGTGATGTTGTGTCTACATCACCTAAGTCACCTATACTAGAATTATTTAAGTCAACTAATCCTGTGTCTACTTCAACTCCGCCTGTAGTAGTACCGTCACCTACAAACAGTTTTTTTGTATCTGTTGTGTAAAGCAGCTCGCCCTCAGCTGGCAACGGATTAGTTAGCCCGTCGAGTAGCAATCTATCAGCATTAGTGCCTCTTCTTAATCGCAATGCCATTTATATACTCCTGGAATGTCTATTATATGTATTTATACAATTTTTCGATATTCCAATCATCTATCTTCTTTTTTTCATAAATTTTTGTGTTCTAGACTTTACATCTTTGACTAATTTAGAGGAATTAAGTCTAAAATCAACGTGGTCAATTTCGTCATCATACTGTGCTAAGAAAGTTTCTAAGCTAGTTTCTATAGATTCTATACTTTGGTCAGTAGCAACTTTTTGCTTATCCATATCTATTTCCCATATTCTACCATCGTGGAAATAAACACGGATATTATGTATATACTCTATAGGAACAGCTTTGATTTCGATATCTTTGAAAACTTCCGGCCAGTGTTTAACGACTTCAGGAGGAAGTTTATTCTTAGGCACTTTCAGCAGTCTTTGATTTGGCTACTTTCTTTTTTGTAGGCACTAGCTCTTCTGCCTGTTCTCTAAGTCTTTTTGCTTCTTTAAACATAGCATCTGCTTGAGAACGATACTGTGCCGCTAAATCTTCGTCAGTCAAAACACCAGTAGGATTAGATGTAGCAACTTCTTCAGCAGTTACTGATTCCTCAGTAGGCTGTACTGTTCCTGTAGGACCAGCTGGTGCTAAATCAGCTACAGTAACACCTTGCTGTTGTGCAATTGCTTCGTTTAATTCACTTAACTTGATAACAGTTTTTGTATTAGGTGTCATTTCGACATCATCTGTAGATACTTTGACCATTTTTCCTGTAGTATGAAATGCTGAAAGCATATTGCGTCCATCCGGTAAAAGGGTACGCATCATAGCGTCAGCTAGATTCATAGATGATTGTCCTGCAGGTGATTCAACTAATTTCATTAGTGTATCGTGTTCGCCTGCTGCAAGATTTTCTGTAGTAACAACAACTGCATTATCGGGCTCGCCTGGCACTACATTGTACGCTACTATTACTTTTCTTTTGTTTCTTGCCATTCGGCCTACGTGTTTTAACATAATATTATGCTCCTTGTGTAGATTGCTGTTTAGCAACTGCATCTAAAAATTGTTCTAATTTATTATATGCTTGGCCTACAGTAACCATTTCGTTTGGTTTGAAAGCACCTCTTTGACTTGCAACATCAATGATGCTCTTGAGTGCATTCAAATCTTGTACAGTAAGATCGGGTCCTGATTGTTCTTGTGGTGCTTGCTGAGGCGCTGTTTGGGCATCACTTGGCATACCTTCTAATGCAGCAGTTGCATCAGCCTGCGAAACAGATTTATCAGAAGTTGTTTTTTCGCTCATATTTTGTCTCCTTGTATAGTATATATGCGCACTTTATTTATTTGTATTTCAAATGTGGACAGGCTAACGTGAAGTAACTCATTTCTTTTGGTTCTTCAAAGCCTACTGTAAGTACTTGTTGGATTTTATTAGTGTCATTAAGAGATACATTTTTTCCAACATAAAATCTGTGTTTTAAATTTTTATCAACCCATTTAACAATTGATTGTTCTAAATTATAAGTCATAGGTATATTCAAATATTCAAAGTGAGGCGGAGCAAAACCGCACTGCCTCACATCAAAAACATTTAAAGGATTTGGATCTTTGTTCTTCACGCTGCCTCGTCATAATGTGCTGTTACACCAAACGGTGCTTGCAATCCTTTATCTCGATGGCTGTGAATAATAAACACAGTATCACAATAGTCTGGATCACCCCAACTATCCCAGGCATAACCGTCTGTAAACATAATGAATTTCTTAGGAACAATATCGTTCTCTTTCATATAAGTTCAGTTAATCATAAAGTCAGTACCGCCACCGCCTAAGATTTCGTAATCTAGTAGGTCTTCGCCACCGTCTGCACTAAAGTCTTGTTCATTATAAACTTCTGTATCAAAGCACCATATTTTAATTTTATAGTCCTTATATTCTTCCATAATGCCTTTTATTTCACTTAAAAAGTCTCGACCTTGCGCATCGCCAATTGATCCACTCATATCTAAACAAATACAAAGATCGATAGTTTCGTCAAAATTCATACCTGGAAGAATTGCTCCGGTATGCCAACCTTTACGGTTAGGACGCATAAAAGTATAGTCACTTTTAATAGTGCTTTGTATTTGCTGACGTAATATTTCACGCCAGTTCATTTTAGGCTCTGTAAGTTCTTTGATCATTCTTTGCACAGCGGCAGGAGTATTTCCAGCACCGGCTGCTTGTGCGCTAGACAAGACATTTTCTTTTATTTCATCTTTGATCTTTTTAAGTTCTTCTTTAGAATATTTTGGTTTTTTGCTACTTGTACCATTGCCGTTAGAATCTTCATCTTCGCCGTTATCGCTTTGACCTTCAGACTCGTCACCGTTCATATCTAAGTGTTCGTCTAATAGTTCACCTAATTGTTCTAAATATTCTTTACCGCGTTCTTCTGCTTCTTTAAACAGGTCATCATAAACTTCTTCAGAAATCCAATTTTCATATTTGAAATCTTGGAAACAATCAACAATCTTAGGTTTTTCGCCAATGCGATCTCTTACAAGAATGTTGTTTACAATGTAATCGGCAGCTATGTTATATAGCATTGGAATTCGATCATCTCTACGACCTAAATGATCAAAAACACAGTGTAGGATTTCGTGTGCAATAACAAACTCAATTTCTTTATTTGTCATTGCGTTAAAGAATTGTGTATTGTAATATAAATTGCGACCATCTACAGCCGCAGTGGGCAACCAATCGTCTGCTGCCAAAATACGCAAACGGGTTGCCATATTACCAAAGAAAGGATGACGAAGTAGCAGTCCTACTCGTGCAACAATAATGCGATCGTATACTTCAACTCGCATTTCTTCTAATTGTTCGGGTGTAATATTAGGGTCTGGTTGCCAGTTTTTTAATTTACTAGCAGTATCTTTTGCTGTTGCTGTAGCCATCAGTGCCTCTCATTTCCTAACTTTATGTATATATTATAGCAATATTTACTCAGTTTGTCAACCAGAAAAATAAAGAACGGGCTCAAAAGAACCCGTTCTTTTTCACATTAATCTGCGGATTGTGCCGCTTTAATGTATTTTCCGTAACGATCGTGGAATTCATCAAAGCATTCTACTTCGTCCGGATCAATGGGCAATTGATACTGTGTAAGAGCAAGTTTAATACCCATTACAACTAATTCTGTATCAAAATTATCCATTGCAAAGCGCAGGAAGTTGTTAACTTTATCGTCAAACTTTTTATCATTTTTGTCTGACGCTTCTTTTAACTCGTAGCAAAGAGATACAGTTAAGGAATACATAGCACTGATTTCTTTGTTCTGTATTTCTTTAACTTTGCCTGCTAAAATATCAGTCGGATTAGGCATATCAGCAGCTACCTTACGGTGTGCCATAAACTTGACAGCCAAACCTTCACCAACTGCACCACTAACAAGATCTGTAGTAGTGTTTTCGTCTAGATCATCTTCGATCAATTCTGATACAAAGGACCAAGAACGCGGTGTAGCAAAAGAACGTGACGGAGATTTAGGATCAAAGTCATACAAGTCTTTTTTGCTAAACTGTAGGAAACCTACAACGTCTTTGTGGATTTTATTTTCAACAGCCCACTGGAACCAGTCATCAAAATCAACTGCAAGTTCTAAGTGAACAAAACGATTAGATAACGGAGCAGGCATACGATATGTAACACCTTTGTCGCTTTCGCGGTTACCTGCTGCAATAATAATTACATTGTCAGGTAATTTATACTGTCCTACTCGACGGTTAAGAATCAACTGGTATGCTGCCGCTTGTACTGCTGGCGCTGCCGAGTTCATTTCGTCAAAGAACACAACGATGTTATCGTATTGTGCTGCAAATTCTTCATCTGGTAGCTCTGAAGGAGCACCCCACGCCATTTTACTAATATTACTATCAAAGTATGGAATACCTTTAATATCTGTAGGTTCCCAAAGTGACAAACGAATGTCAATTAGATGTGAGTTAGGCAGACTATCTGTAATCTGCGCAACAATGTCCGACTTACCAATGCCTGGAGGTCCCCACAAAAACAAAGGACGTTTTTTAAGCATTGCGTGTTTAATAGCGCCTTTTGCGCCGTTTGGACTAACTGTACGAGTTACCGTTTCCATATTGTATTCCTCTAGTTGATCAGTGCTAATTTCTAACTATGTATATATAATAGCATAACTACAGGAAATGTCAACCTTTTTTATAAAAAAGATTAGCTTAATAATCAATAACTTAGGATTTTTCTTGCCTTTTCATTGCTTTTAATAAGCCATATTTACGTAAATCTCCACTAAAAAGAGTAAGTTCTACTGCTTTCTTTTCGTTCGTTACAGTGATACTTCTATTAGTTAGATAGTATGGACAATCGATAAATTGATCTAAAAATATTATTACTTGGGTAGTAAGAGGCATATCCTTTGGATATGGAATATCGTAAACTTCGAGTCCTATTTTCTGTAAAACTTGGTATCCTGCATCTGTTAATCTTAATCCGCCGGAACTTTTAGATCTCGTGTTTTGCCACCATAATGGCAAATATTCTTTGACAGTTGCACCGTTTACACTTATATTCAATTCTTTGAGAAATAACTTAGTGTATGTTTCTTTCCAGTTCATTCAAACACTTCTTCGCCTTCTGAAAGTTTGTATACACTAAAATTTTCGCATTTAAACATTTGATTGAGTTTTTTTGCTAGATTATGTGCGTGTCCTGGATTTGAAAAACTAGTTTTTTTATATTTTGGACCTGGATAATTTGTAAGTGCATTAGAGCTTTTTAGATTAAAAGGCTTACCTAAGTAGAAGACCGCCCATATAGCATCTGCTTCTAGTACTTGTTCACTTTTATATGTCTTATTATTAATATTTTCTAATAATACAGTAGGCTTTGGTCTACTCATATGCGTATTCCTTAATATTATATACGCATATATTTATCTCTTTTTTAGTTATCTACGTAGTTAAAAGCCCGAACCTGCATCTAAATTTACTTCAATAACTTCATTAGCACTACTATTAGATTCTTTTACTAATTTTTCTAATTCTCCGTGCAATCTACTTTCTACAATACCAATAGTAAATGCAAGATTTTTTGCTTGTTCTAAAGACAACTTTACTTCTTTGGATCTACTTGCTTCAGCACTTTTTACTTGTTGTATAAATTGCTGAAACGGAATAGTATTAATTGGATCTATTGACACGACTTAACTCCTGACGCATTTCTAATTCAGTTTTAAAAGGACCTTTTGACTGATATCTTTCAATTGTTATTAGTTTTGGACAAAAACTTTTAACCCAGCCTTTTTCAAATCTTATGATATAATAACCTGCACAGTAAGAACTTTTTGATTTTTCACTTTTAGTAAATAATGGTAATTTACGTTTGACATCGTACATAGTGTTATATGGAGGAACACTTGTAGAAAATCCGTGTACATCAAATTTACTGTCTCTATTTGTATCCTCTTCTTCGGACCAGACTATGTCAACGCCGAATTTTTTCTTCATTTGTCGCTTGTTATCAAAAAAACAAGTTTCGAATGAATTACTAAACATATAACGATCGTCGTTCCAGGATAATGTTCCTACTTTTTCGTTATTGTTTTCAACAATCCAGAAACGATCTTTTAGAACTGGTTTTGCTTTTAATGTCATTTAGGGTACCTCGCTTGTAAAGGCTCTGCAAAAGATGCTGCTTGATCTGCAATACGTTGCATATCCCACTTAGCACAGAACTTCATAAGACGCATACCAACTTGTGTAATGTCTTTAGGTTCTACTTCTGCAATAGTGTTATTAATTATCTCTCGTATATCTGCAGGTTGTGCAGACAAATCACAGAGTGTTACATTGCGGTTGTAGTCGTCCAAAACACGGTGCTCATCACCGTTATGATCAACCCAACGCTGTAGCATAAGATTATTCCAGTTATAACCTTTCGTGGTCTTATCGTCATATGCTTCGAGTAAGCCAACTTTATTCTTTGTACCTTTCTTACGAACGCCTGGATAAGCGGAGAAAACATTGTCACTTGTATCACCTCGCATACATTTTTCAAATAGTAGCCATTGCGGATCGGGCGCAGGCTTTACTTCTTTAGTTTTTTTATCTACGACAGGCTTGCCTTTGTCATCAAAGTAACCTTCGTGTGTAATTGTAACGTTTTGTATACCGTTGTACTGCTTTACGTTAGGTGCAATAAGTTGTGCAAAGTCACCATCTGTGCTGATAATAATATGGTTGTCTTCAGGATGTGCTTGCACCCAACCTGCAATCAAATCATCTGCTTCTAGTTGCGGATGCCGCATCATTGTACAGTTAGTCTTTGTACCGATGAAGTCTTTGAACTCATCAAAGATTTCCCAAAACACTTTATCTTCTTCTGCTTCACGTGGAGTGAGTGCATCGCGAGCTTCTTGACGGTTACGTTTGTAAGGTTCGTAATAGTCTTTACGCCAGCTACGTCCTTCTAAACAGAACACAATATGATCTGCATTAAAGTCTGTCCAAGCCTTTTTAACACTATTAAGTGTAATATGTAGAGCCATACCTACTTTAGTATCAATGTCGCCACGCACAACGTGACGAGCTCTAAAAAAAGTGTTAGCAGTATCTACTAGTACATAAGTTGCCATTATTATTGCCTATATTATTAGTTACAGTATACATTATTGCATATAATAATCTTCTTGTCAACCACTATTTTCTTCCATTAAAGACTGATAAATGTTTGAGTTCATAAAAGGCAAACTCTTTTTCTGACCGTTTGACATATGATATGGCGGCTTGTAAATATATAAATCAAATGCAATACTAACTCTTGGGTTATCATCTTCATAAGTGTCTACTTTATGAGATAAATGTGTAGGAAAAATAGTAAGTCCACCTTTTACATTAGGAATAGTGTAAATCATATCTTCTTTTTTATATGTTGTACCACTAGTAGGATAGTTGTCTAGGTGCATATTTCCACTCAAATAGGCAATTTCGCCCCTGCCGTGATTGTGCCAATTAAAAGATTGGCCTTTGTATATAATGTTGTACCAACTTACTATCTCTAGCGGAAATACATCTGTATAATCTAAATTTACAAATTCTAAATAAGAAAGTTGCATAAACTTTAATAATTCTTTAATTCCTTTGCACTCGTCTATAAAATCAAAAAGGTTGTATTTTCCAAATCTAGTTGTAACACAGGTAGGAGGTAATCCAGTACCTCCGTCTCCCATAATATCTAATTCTAGAATATCTTTTTCTTTTTTTAGTAAAAAATTTTTAACTGAATTTATTGACTCTTCTGCTCCCCAATTTACAGTGCCTATAGGAATGTCCCAAGTAGGTGCATAAGGAGAAATTGGGTGCATACTTTTTAACCGTTGTATCTTCATTAACTTACTTCACTTTTACCTTGTGAAATAGGAACAACATTAATATATCCTGCACCTCTATCAGTACTTTGTCCTTCAGCTTCTAGCATATTGTAAACAATATCGCGGAACCAACGATCTACAATTTCTTCTTCTGGATCGTTTTCAACACCATAACCTGCTTGAACAAGTTGTGCAATAAAGTATTTGTTCCAGTCTAGCTCAAAGAATCCGTTGCGAACATTTTCTTCATTTACTTTAACATCTAATACACTAACCCAAGGCTCTTTACGTCTAGTAGCATATTCCTTAGGATCTTTCTTTTTAAGAAGAGCCATTTCTTGCTCTTCTAGTTCTTTTTCTTTTTTAGTAATACCTGTGATATTTTTTAAAAATTTTTTCATTAGTATTCTACCTTTTGTATAATATCAGTAAGCTTCCAAGTATCTGTTTTAGTTGTCCGAGATAAAGAATATGAAACATCCATTTTTTGCAAAATTAAATCTAACTTGTTTAGCCTTAGAGTTAAATCTTTTAACTCCGACACAATTTTTTCTGTTCTAGGTTCTTTCATAATTCTTTCCTTACTTTTTCGTATGTATCTTCAGTAATCTTACTTCCACGTATTATTTCAAGGTCTTCTTTACTAAGTCCCCCAGGCATTTCCGAATAAGGAAATGTGGAGTCTTGGTGTAAATCTCCAACCCCTGACCATACAGGCTTCGGCGACTTCTTTGACGTTGAGATTGTATTCTTCACTTCGTCCGCCCAACGGCATAAGATATACCGGACACTGTACCCCGGCACTTCTATAAGCGTCCACAGC